GCAACCATGTCGAGCGCCAGGCCGATGCCGTCATCGCCTACCTTAGCGCCCTCGTGCCGGGCGCGCGGCCGGAGGGGGCGTGAGGAAGGGCGGCGAGGTGGCGCGAGCGCCGCGGCTGCCGAGCGCCTGGTGGGGCCGGGGCGCGGCCCCCCATGCGCGATGGCCTGGCGTCACGATCCCGATCGACACGGCGGGCGGGGGCTATCGCTTCGACCGAGGCGCGGCGAAGGACGCGGTGGACTTCGCGGCCGAGTGCCTGGGCCACGTCTGGCTGCCGTGGGTACGCGACCTGATCGTGCGGCCGACCTTCGGCTGGCGGCGCGTGGCGGACGGCCGGCGGCGGTTCCGGCGGATCTTCCTCGCGGTGCCCAAGCAGAACGGCAAGTCGACGACGTGCGTGGCCCTGGCCGCGCTGATCGGCTACCAGCACGCCTTGCCGGGGACGACGGTGGTGATCGTCGGCGCGGCGAAGAGCCAGGCCGAGAACACGCTCGAGCCGCTCAAGCGCATGATCCGCGACTCGGCGATCCTGCGCCCGCGGACGGAGGTCTACGCGCGGACGATCGTGATCCCGGAGCGGGACGTGCGGATCGTCGTCCTCGCGGCCGACGCGTCGGGCTCGCACGGGTATCGCGTGGCGGGCCTGCTCTACGAGGAGCTCCACGCGGCGGGCTCGCGGGATCTCTTCGATGCGCTCTCGCGCTCCGTGGCCGCGCAGCCGGAGCCGCTGATCCTGATGCCGACGACGGCGGGCGACGACCCGGAGAGTCTCTGCGCCGAGGAGTGGACCTACGCCGAGAAGGTCCGCGACGGCGTCATCCCCGACGCGACGACGCTGCCCGTGCTCTTCGAGGCGCGCGAGGACGAGGCGTGGGATGCGCCGGCGACGTGGGAGCGGGTCAACCCGAGCCTCGGCGTCACCGTCCAGCGTGACTACCTCGCGCGCGAGGTGCAGGCCGCGCAGGCCGAGCCGCGGAAGCGCGCGTCCTTCGCGCGCTACCACCTGAACCGCTGGGCGGCGGCGGTCGGGGCGTGGCTGCCGCTGCCGAGCTGGGACGCGTGCGCGGGGACGCTACCGTCCGACGAGGAGCTCGCCGGGCTCCCCTGCGTCGGCGGGCTCGATCTGTCGAGCAAGATCGACCTCTCCGCGCTCGTCGTGGTCTGGTGGCGCCCGTCGAGCCGCCCGCCGGATGCGCTCACCGTCACCGGCGCCGCCCCGGAGGCGCCGCAAGTCGCCGCGCCGCGCACGGCGGTGCTCGACGTGGATCTGTTCGTCAGGAGCTGGTTCTGGATCCCGGAGGCGACGGCGCGCCAGCGCGAGAAGGAGGACCAGGTCCCGTACCGCCTCTGGGCGGACCAGGGCTGGCTCACGCTGACGCCGGGCGAGATCATCGACTACGAGTTCATCTACCGGACCCTCACCGAGGCGCCGCGCCCGTGGAGCGCGCTCCAGGGGCTCGGCTACGATCCGTTCAGCGGCACGATGCTCTCGACGGCGCTGCGCGGCGCGGGCGTGCCGATGGTCGAGGTGCCGCAGTCGTTCAAGCAGCTCTCGGAGCCGAGCCAGTACCTCGAGGCGCTCGTGACGAGCCGACGGCTCACGCACGGGGGCTCGCCCGTGCTCCGGTGGCACGTGAGCAACTGCGGCGTCCGCACCGGCGCGTACGGCGACATCATGCCGGCCAAGCTCGGCGCGCGGCGACGGATCGACGGCGTGAGCGCCCTGGTCTTTGCGCTGAATCGCTGGATCCGGCAACCTGCCGAGGCGACGGGCACGAGCGCGTACAGTGACCATTCCCTTGTGGTGGTGTAGGTGAGCGGAGCGGTCTCGTGGCGCGCCTAGACGACGCGGCGGCGCGGCCGTACTGGACGATTCGAGAACTCGCCGATCGCTATCGCCTGCACCCGGAAACCATTCGCCGCTGGATCGCCAAGGGGGCCATCAAGAGCGTGCGGCTGGGCGATGGGCCCAAGCCGCGCATTCGTGTCCGGGACCGCGACGTGGAGTAGATCCCACAGAATCCTACTCAATCCCACAGAACACGGCGGAATCGGAAGGACCGGATTGACGCCGTCGCGCGCGGGCCGCATTGCTGCTCGCGATGACCTGGTGGAGCCGGTTCTGGACGGCGCTCGTCGACCGCCTGAAGACCTGGACGGATCTGCCCGTGCCGTCCGAGGTCGGCGGCTGGTGGGGCAGCGATCGCGCCGTCAGCCACGCGCAGCTCTACCGCTCGCAGCCGCACGTCCGCACCGTCGTCGACTTCCTCGCGAGCCAGCTCGGCCAGCTCGGGATCCAGGTCTTCCGGCGCCTCAGCGACACCGATCGCGTCCGCGTGCACGCGCACCCCCTCACGCAGCTCCTCCGCGCGCCGAATCCCGGCACGGCGCGCTACGCGTGGATCAGCGAGATGGTGCAGGACTGGGCCGTCTTCGGGATGGCGTTCGCGATCAAGCTGCGGCGGCCGGGGCGGCTCGAGCTCTACCGCATCCCCGCGACGGCGATGCGGCCCTTCGGCGACCTCGTCGTGCGCGGCTTCGCGTGGACGATGCCCGATGGCCGCACGCTCACGCTCCCCGCCAGCGAGGTGTTCTATCTGCGGCAGTACAACCCGGACGATTCCGTGTTCGGCCTCTCGCCGCTCGAGACCCTGCGCAAGCTGCTCGCGGCGGAAGAGGCGGCGGTCACCTACCGGGAGTGGTTCTGGCAGAACGGCGCGAAGCTCGCCGGCTGGATCAAGCGCCCGAAGGAGGCGCCGCGCTGGACCGAGCAGCAGCGCAAGCAGTTCGGCGAGGAGTGGCGCGGCTTCCAGGGCCCGTCGAATGCGGGCAAGACCGCGATCCTGGAAGACGGGATGGAGTTCACGCCGATTACCGCGACCGCGCGCGAGTCGGAGCTGATCGAGGCGCGCAAGCTCACGCGCGAGGAGGTCGCCGCCGCGTATCACGTGCCGCCCGCGATGCTCGGCATCCTGGAAGCGCAGGGCTACGGCAGCTTGAGAGAGCAGCATAAGGCGCTCTACCAGGACACGCTCGGCCCCGTGGTGGCGATGCTCGAGGGCGAGATCGAGCGCCAGCTCCTCGTCGAGTTCTCGGACTCCGAGGACGTGTACGTGCAGTTCAACATCAACGAGAAGCTGCAAGGCTCGTTCGAGGAAGAGCAGGCCGCGCTCGCCGCCGCCGTGGGCTCGCCCTACATGACGCGCAACGAGGCGCGCGCGCGCCTGAACCTCCCGCGCATCAACGACGCCGCGTTCGACGTGCCGGTGACCCGCCTGGACATCGCCGAGGGGCAGAACGCGCGCGATGCGGCGACGGCGAAGCCGCCGGCCGCGCCGGTCTCCGCGGTGGTCGTGATGCCCGCCCTCGCGCCCCCGCCCCCGCCGCCGCTCGACCTGGCCCCGCTCGGCGATCGCATCGTGCGCGCGGTGCGCGCCCTGCCGGGCGAGCTGGTGCACGCGCTGCCGGCGCCGCCGTCGCCGCCGGAGCCCGTGGACCTCACGCCGCTCGGCGATCGCATCGAGCGGGCGCTGCAGGCCCTGCAGGGAACCCTGCCCGCTGACATTGCCGCCCGGATGCCCGTGCCCGCGCCGCCGACCGCCGTGACCCGCACCGTCCGCGACGAGGCGGGCCGGATCGTGGCCCTCGAGGACCGCGCCGCCGACGGCACGGTCCTCCGCCGCCGCGTCGTGATCCCCGATGCGGATGGCCGGCCCCGCGAGGTCGAAGTGGCAGACGTGGGACGAGAGGCCTGATGCCCGGCGTCGTCCCGGACGTCGGCGAGGTGCGGATGCTCGCGACGATGCTGGGCGTGGCCCCGCCCGAAGCGCTCCAGCTGCGGCTCTTCGTCAACGACCGGATCCCGGGCCTGGCCGACGACGTCGTCGACTACATCGAGATGCGCGACCACGGCTACGCGCGCAAGACGCTGACGCCGGACGTCTGGACGATCGAGCCCGCGACGGCGGGGCTCAACACGCCCGGCAAGGCGGAAGCGCCGGACCAGGTCTTTCCGTTCACGGCGGGGCGCCTCACGCTCGCCTATGGCTATCTCCTCGTCGGCGCCGCGAGCGGCGTCCTCTGGACCGCCGAGCGCTTCGCGAATGGCCCCTATCGCGTGGAGACCGAGGGCGAGATCGGCGTGACGCCGGTCCTCCGGCTCCGCAGCGGCTACCCGTAAGGAGCCCGGCTGCCATGACGGCCTTCAGCAACTACGCCGAGAACAAGCTGGTCGATCACTTCTTCCGGGCGGCGACATTCGCGAAACCCGCGGCGCTCCACGTCTCGCTGCATACCGCCGATCCGACGGACGCGGGCACGGGCGCGGAGGTCAGCGGCGGCGCGTATGCCCGCGCCGCGCTCGCGCCGTCCGACACGAACTGGACGGCCACGCAGGGCGGCACGTCGGGGGCCTCGAGCGGAACGGGCGGGCAAACCGCGAATGCCGTGGCCGTCACGTTCCCGGCGCCGACGGCGACCTGGGGCGTCGTCACGCACTTCGGCGTCTGGGATGCCGCGAGCGCGGGCAACCTCCTGTTCCAGGGCGCGCTCACCACGCCCAAGACGATCAACAACGGGGACGCCGCGCCCACCTTCGCCATCGGCGCGTTGACGGTCACGCTGGCGTAAGCCGCATGGCGGGGGCTTTGTTCAACGGCGTCAACAGCAAGCTCCAGACGGATACCGCCACGTCGCTGAATGCCGCGTCGATGACGATCCTGCTCTGGTGGCTCGCGTTCGGCCAAGGCGGCGGCAACTTCGGACGCGCGCTCCAAGCCGACGAGGCCACCGGCGGCACGAGCGGCAACGGCTGGGGCCTCAGTCACAACAACTCCGCGAACACGATGTTCTTCGCGCACGTCGCGAGCACGACCATCGGCAACTGGACCTTCCCGGCCAGCGATAACGCCTGGCACGCCATCGCGCTCACCATGAACCGGGCCGCCATCGGCAACAAGCCCGCCGCCCGCGTGGACTTCGCCACGGCGACCGTCACCGAGATCCAGCCGGCCGCCGGCACCTTCACCGCGCCCGGAACAGGCTACTGCATCGGCAACCGGAGCGCGGGCGACCGTTGCCACAACGGCGGGATCATGCACTTGCAGTGGCATCCCGTCATCCTGAGCGCCGCTGATCAGGACAAGGCGCTCCGCTATCCCGGCTCCGTTCGCACCAACGGCGCGTTCTGGTGGCCGCTCGTGCATTCGACCTACACCGAAATGTGGGGGGCGAACGGGACCACTTGGTCCCGCGGCACCGATCCCGTCGCGACGAACATGAGCGGCAGTCTCGGCTCGAGCCCGCGCCCGCGCCCGCTCGCGCTCGTCGGCCTTCCCGGCTCCGCGCCCTTCCACCTCGCCGGTCGCGTGCGAGCCGCCTGACATGTACTTCGGGGACGTCCGGCTCGGAGACACGCTCGACATCAAGTTCTCGACGTTCGATGTCACGGGGGCGCCGATCACGCTCGCCGGGGCGCCCGTGGTGTCCGCGTATCCGGGCAACTCGACCACGGAACTCACGGCGGGGATCACGCTGTCCGTCGACTTCGACGGGCGCACGGGACTGCACAACATTCGCGTCGTCGCGACGAGCGGCAACGGCTACGCGGCGGCGACCAACTACGCGCTGGTAATCACCACCGGCACGATCGACAGCATCAGCGCGGTGGGCACCGTCGTCGCGTCGTTCTCCATCCAGGCCCGCGTCGCGGACATGGCCGCGATCAGTGGCGATGCGACGGCGGCCGACAACCTCGAGTCGATGCTCGACGGCACGGGCGGCAACAAGCTCACGTTGAGCCAGATCCGCATCGACAGCGGCGAACCCGGCGGCGCGGTGGACATCGACAACAACGGTGGCCCCGCGATCAGTGCCCGGACCC